TGAACGCCGTCAACATAGAATGGCAAAGTAGAACTAACCGCATCTCTGGTAACTTGCACTCTGTAATTAGTTACACTTTCAGTTGCTGATAAAGTAACCTCCATCCTTTGCCAATAGCCAGTGGCGGTAAAAGTTTTAGTTGCTCTGGCTGTACCCGTAGAAGTGGCAATAACAATGCGCATCGGTTGACCAGCAACGCCTTTTACATCACAGCTGAATGTGTATTCAAGACCACTGGTAACTTTCAACCCGCGATTGTAATAAGCAGAACTTGCAACGCCATTTGCTGTTTTCACTTTCATTGAGCGGGCGCCCCATCGCGCGTAATCACCAGTCAATTCTATCGTTACTCCAGCGCCGCTCGCAGTCCAATAACTAATTCCTTGCGGTGTTGCAAAGGTAGGATTCCAAAGCTCATTTCTGCCCGCCTTCGGCTTTACTATCCAGAACTTCTTTTGTGTCAATACCGGTGCGGTCATGCCCAAGCCTCCATAAGCTCAAATGCCGTCTTTACATCCGCTGGATTGCTACTTGTCGGCATTGTCAAATTGTATACATTCCCACTTTTATTTACGCCTGCCCGAACGAGTGCGTCAGCGATTGCCCTGCCTATCTCGTCAGCGTTTATGCTCTCTTTAGATGCGCCACCAGCTAACGCTTTGCTCAACGCCCGTTCTGCATCTGCACGGCTCATAATGAAGCCGTCTGCTGATGGTACGAACAGCTCGCCCCGATAGCCATATTCCTGCCAAGTGTATGGAGCGCCGCCTTGCACAGCGCCACCAACGGCGTAAGGCTTTTCCCAAGCTCCGCCATAATATACAGTGCCAGTTATTCTCGGAGGGCGATAATTTCTTACCTCAGTATCATCTACTTTGAATACGATATTACCCGTCTTATCATCAATTTCGAGGCTGTTAATATATTCAATGGCATCCCCATAAGCGGCTTTGGCTGCTTCAGCGGCTTCTTGCGAAATAGTACCCATATCAGCAGCTAATTGAAAATAAGCATCGGCTTCAGCTTGTGTCACCCCGCCAATTGCGATTGTTGACATCATCATGTCGAGCACAACCTGATTAGCAAGGTCTTGCATGGCAACTTTTAGTTCTTCAACTTTACCCTTCGCCTCTTCATACTTTTCAGAGCCAATCGGATTTTCTGCCATAATTTGTTCTTGCTTTGTAATTTCCGCTAAGATATCGGTGAAATTTTCTCCCAAACTTACCATGTCAGAGAAATAACCAGTTAGCGAAGTAACCTTAGATATTTCCTTTTGGATTTTCGCCATGCGTTCGAGTTCAATGTTATTCTCCCGAATAGCCCCTGTTGCTAAGCGAGCCGCTTCCTCGCCTTCATAATTAGCAGCAGCCCATTTATCCGTTCCCTCAGCTGCTGCCTGCATAGATTTATTATAATCCTCAACTAATATGGTTATAGCTTCCATATTGTCAATCATAAATTTATAATCGCCTTGACCGCCACGCAACGCCGCATCATAAGCAGCTTGAAGTTCTGCGGTGATTATACCTAAGTTCTGGGCTTCTTCCCAAAGGTCACGGGTTCTTTTTACATCGGCTCTCTCGTTGAATACAGCTGCCCAATATTCAGCCCACCAGCTCGTAGCATCCGCGATGTCGGATTTCACAAGGTCAAAATAATTCTTCTGCGCAGCCGACATTTGCTCCCATTTGCCAGCATTGTCAAGAGTCAAGCCCCCCGTTTCTTCCAGCAAGCCTTTTGAACTTTCCAGTACGCCATTCAACAAAGCTTGCGTTTTTTCTGCTTTTGTAAGTTCTTCAGCAGTTTTTCCAACAGATTCAGCATAATCCTGATATTTTCCCTCCGCATCAATTACAATACCGAGATTATCCAGAATGTGGGGCGACGCTCGACCAATACCTGTTACAATATCGTTGAACGCTTGCGTAGTTGAAATCCCCATTGCACGCCCGCGTAGAGCAGCAACTTCCATTAATTGAGCTAACTGTTCACTATCCGCGCTAACTCCCAACATCATAGCGCGTGAAGCTGCTTGCATAAGGTCAAAATCACTAACCATGCCGAGTGAAGCTTCTCGCAATGCGTCAAGAATATCAGACATATCAGCGTCAAGGGAGCGCGCCAAACTGGCAGAAGCCTCCTCCATTCGTTGGAATGCTGCGCCTTCTTTAGCAGCTTCAATAACCTCCTTTATCGCTACACTGACACCAGCCACTGCACCAGCAACCATTGCTGCCGTGCCAATTACGCTGGATAAAGCAGAACCAAATCCTTTTACTCCACCTTCAGCTATTTTGCCAGTATCACCAACGCCCTTGATTTCTGTCTTGACTTTATTGATTTCTCCGCTGGCTTTATTCAGTGCGCTGATTACAATTTGCAGATTAGCCATACTTTTCCCTCAACTCATTAACTTCCATCACGATATTCCACACCTGCTCGTGCTCACGCTTCCACTTTGCGGATTGACCCGGAATTTGCCCTTCGTTCTTATATATCTGGAATGCACGATAGACATTGCCAACTTGTCTCAATTTGCGCATTAGACCAGCAGGCTGCTCCATAACGCCACCAGAAAAAGGAAGCGCATGATATTCCTCACAATTCAAACTGAGTTCCAGCAAGCTCGGCATCGCGCCTTTGCCTTCTACATAATCGGCAACCTGTATCAGGATAAAGGGTCGAGGTTCATTGCCTCGCTAATCAGCTTTGCAATGCAATCTGCCAGCCAAACGATGTGCGCAGGCTTAGCGTTGTCTACATCCTCAAGCGTCCACTTCGGCTCAACCATAAATCCGCACTTTACTGCTGCCCGCACGGAATCACCACGCCATACGGATAAAGGCTGCGTTTCCTTGCCTATCATTTCGCGGTGAAAGTCCTCAAGCATCTTCTGGTTGATTTCAGTCAGCACGCACTTGCCAAATTTCTTATGCTCAAATTCCATTTATGCCTTTCTACTTACACAGTTGCCAAAGCGGACTTGGTCTCAATGCTCAACCAGTTGGTCGCGGTCGGGTTATACACGCCGTCCAGCACCAGATCGTAGGTCATCAAACCGTTCTTATCCTGGAATAGTTCCGGCGCCTGCATCGAATGACCGGCAAAGTCAATCGTCATTGAGCGTAAACTCCCAGCCGATCCAGTGGTATAGATAATCTGCACCCGCTTCTCCAAAATCTTTGACCCTTTCGTAGCAGGCAACATTGCGATCAAAAGGTCATCGCTGGTATTATTCAATTCCACGCTTAACTTCAATTGACCCGTCCACTTGCCGTCATAGCTTTTACTTGGAGTGCATTCTCCTAAGAAATTATCATAAACGCGGTTGGCGTTGACGCTCAACTCCCAGCTAAACGCGCTTGAAGCTAATGCGGTAAAAGTGGAGCTACTCCAATCTGCCAATTTGACCGAAGCCATGCAGCCGGATAAACGCGTTCCGGTAGTACTATCTGAAAGCACAGCCAGCGCGCCTTCTTTTACCAGTCCGCCCATCAATGACGCGCCCACGCTCACACCGGAGTTGGCAGCGCCGCTCAATGTCAGGCTCGTAACAGTCGCGTCCTGCATCTGCCAGACTTCATCGGTTTGCCCGAATTGCAAGGTCGCAGCGTGGGGAGTGATTGCGGCTGTAGTCGGCGCGGCATACGTGCGCGTGTAAGGGTTAGCCGAGCCTGAAGGTGTGACCGTGCCAAATAGCATCTCCAGCCAATAGTTCAATTCCTCATAGTCGGTATCGCTCGTTTCAGCAGTTGCGCTCGATAAATAGCGATCCAACGTGGTCTGGTGGGTTGGGGCAAGCGTGCCGCGCAACTGGTCAAGCGCGCGCGTCTCAAACTCAGGACGCAGCTTGAAGCTCGACACGTTTTGAAGCTTGCGGGTTGCCGTTCCATTGGCAGTGCCAAACGCGGACTGCCAGCCGAGTTGTAATACATTGTGTGCGTTAAGCATCCTTCACCTCTTTTTTGGTTGTTTCTTTTTCCAATTTGTACATGCCGGCGTTAAGCGCGGCTTTGGTCAGCTCCTTCGGGTACTGTTTCCATTCGTCCACGTCCATATCACGCGCCGGCAGTCCCACGAAGTAGCCGCCTCCAAGATAGATATATTTATCCACTGACTACCTCCAATATTTGTAATATACACAGTACGCCCGCATAATATCGCCCGGACGTGCTTGGCCATTCGTACATTCCAGGCGTTATGGACACGGTTTGCAAGGTCGAATTATCAGACGGGCACTTTCCCCACGCCCGCATGGCGTCTAAGTACTTGCCGGAGTAATCCACCAGCAGAGGTGCAAACTCACGCAAGCCAAGCCCTTGCTCTGATGCCTGCCATAACATCAGGTCGGTTATCTGCCAAGTAATAGACATAGCCGTGCCGATAGCGATATGCATCCCTTCCCGCCCTTCGCTCGGATTGCTCGACACCGGCAATAGCAGTCTGCACGGCAACTGCGCGGTAGTAACAGCCTCCGGCAATTCATCAAGGTTATAAGCGTAGGGTGTCGTTCCATCCGATAAGCTGACAGACAGCCCTGCGAGTGATTCGTAAATGTCGGTTATCTCGCTCATATACCAGCCACCCGTCTCTTATAGCGGTCGAGAATGCGCGTCACATCCGCCGGCAAGTTGGAAGGCATGATTGTCACGCCGTCACCTGTAACCATCGGTCGATCAATATCAGCATTGGTATCCTTTTGCCGATATAAGAAAGCTGCAAGCCTTATGCAAGCGTGCGTGATATCAGCAGGAGCGGTTGCGCTAAATCCCCACGTGCCCGCAACGCTAATCTCGCTATCGCCACTCGTAAAGTTCCAAGCTTGGTCTTCATCCAGCCTGATAATCCACTTCGGATTGTCATTGCGCGGGAATAGCTTGTAGCTTCCAGCCGCAATCTCAACCCCATCACCATTCGTCAGCTTGGTCACAGAGAGCAGGTCGTAACCCCATAAATACAAGTTCTGCCCGTCAATATCGTCTATGGTGAAATACTTGGTTGCCGTTTCAGCTTCAAAACGCCTGCCAGTGTAAGCGTCAATTATACCTTCAGCTCGTGTGAGCAAGTCAGTAAGCAGAGGGTCGTCTTCGGTCGTGGCAACGCTTATACCTAAAT